AGCTGGAAGATTTATAAACGCCCAGGGTAAAGGGTTTAACTGGGAGTATTTCCCCAGAGCTATTTTTGAACAAGCGGGACAAATTGCTGGTTCCATATTAGCCAGAGGCGGGGGCGCAGCGCTTGGAGCTGCCGTAACAGTGAATCCTGTTGGAGCTGCCGCGGGTGCTTTGTTAGGTCCTGCTTTATTTGAAGCCATACAGATTGCTGGTCCAGTTGCGTTGGAAAGAGCCAGGAACAATGATCGAGAAGAACCGAACTGGGAGGATTGGAAAGGTGCAATGGGGGCTTCTGCTTTTAGTGGAGCACTCAACGCCTTTGGCATCAGAAATGTAGGCGTTCTCAATAGCACAGCTAAACAAATTGGCAAGGCCGGATTAACTGAAGGCGTAACTGAAGGACTCCAAGGATTTACAGAACAAGTTGGTGGCAGTGCATTAACGAAAGCTGGGCTTCAGGTTGATCCAAAAGCAGCGGTTGGCGAAGGTTTTTTGGGTGCTGGTGCGGGTGGAGGCACACAAGTTGGTGCATCAATAATCCAACAAGCAGGGCAGACTATCCCAGAAGGAGCTCTCTATTCTAATCCGTTTACGAAACTCTTTGGCAAGAAGAAAGAAGAAGTGACAGAAGAACCTCCAACAGCTCCTCTTCAAATAGAGGACCAACGCCCGGCTGATAAAAGATTAATGGAGCAGCTGTACGGCGAACTAGAAACAGAGGCCCAAAAAATACCTACATTGAGAAAATACTTGGATCCAGTGACGCTTAAAGGCTCGTTGATTAGTGGTCCAGAAACAGAAGCTTCGAGTGATTGGGGAGGCATAGACGCTATAGTAAACGAAGCCTACGAAGACCTTGCTCAAAAAATCGAGCAAGAATTTGAAGCCGAAGACGTTCCTAAAGAGAACAGGGGCCCAATTATTCAAGATGTCTTACGAGATATAAAAAGAGAACAGGATATGTATGTCGTAGCAGACATGGTTTGGAATGAAAGATCGCCTTATAACTTGTTGAGAACACAGGATATATTAGAGGTCTTGGTAAAACCTAGAATAGCTGAGCTTAGTGCAGAATTTGAGCCCGCAATAGAAAAAATAAATCTTTTTGAACCCGATGAGTACACGCGTCCTATGTACAATGCGTCCAATTTTACGAACGCTTCTCCGGTTGCTAACTCAGGTGCTTCAAAAGCAACAGCTGATTTGCCAGTAGGTTATGTTAATAGAGTGATGAGCGATCCCAGTATTGGTTTATACATGGGAGAACAAAATGCGGAAGGGTTTTATCCCGACAAAATTGATCCAAAAACACTGGGACACAGTGTTCTTAGGAAACACTTGACGACATTGAAGAGTGACGGAACCTCCCGTTATGGTATACAAGGGCTTACAAGACCTGGAGACCCCGACAAACTTTTTAAAGCTTTGTTCTTGGACAAAAATATACTGGGTTTTCCGATTCCTAAAAAAGGAGTGAGCGCTAAAAATAAAAAGATTGCTCTTCAGGCAGTTTCAACGGGTGTTGCTCAAAGACTTTTAGACTTAAAAACTCAAGGACGAGAGGTTGAGGTTGCCGAATTAGACCGGATCATAGATGACTACTACTCTCGGTTCCAACACGTTCACCTTACAGACGAGAACCAAGCTGCTCTCGAAGAGTCAAGGCAGGGAACATCTATTGTTACTCCAACACCGGATGTGGAGCGGAGGGAAGCTAGGTTCCTTGGAAAAAAATCAGTAGATGTTATGTACGAAGAATTAATGAAGTCGCCTCTTTTTAAAAACAAAGAAGCAGAGGTTAGTGAGTTTATGGACTACCACTACTCTCCTGTTGGGAGAACAGGGACCCGGTGGAACGCTATTTATGAGGACTTAATTGAAATAGAGGGAATGAACACCGATGGCTGGACTTCTTTACAGCAAAAAATCGATGCCGTAAACAATAATTTTACTTTTGACCCTGGGGTGTCTCCTCAGTGGTTGACAGAAGCGCAGTATGCAGAAATAGAAAATAAGATTTATCCAAAATATCGAGAAAGGATGGAGAACTTTATTAAAAAAGAGCTACCGGCCGTCACTCCTTTATTAGCACCTGGAAACAAAGGAGAGGGCGTTTGGGAAAATATTGTTAGGACGCGGCACGGAGGGATGCAGCTTGAAGACTATTCGGATGGGAGCTACGCAGAAGGGTTTCCTGGCGCAGATCCAAAAAACCCGTATTATTTTAAACCCGAAGAGTCTGTAATCAAAACAGGGATAAACGACGAGGTTTGGTATTCCTTTAACCCTCGGCTGTCTAAAGAAAAAGAAGCTGAAGCAGGGCAGTCTTTGGATGCAAGAAGAAGCGACCCAAGACACTATGATAAGTCTCTGGCCGGTCACGCTATGTTACCTGGCACGCTTGGGTGGGTACGAGGAATTATGGGAAAGTTTGGACCAGGGTTGTTTGGAAAAATGATTGGAGAGTGGCAACAAGACGTATATAGGCAGGGCCAGAAGAAAGGACCCCAAGGATGGAGCAACATGCGTTTTAGAAGTCTGACAGGAGAAGCAAAGCTTACTCCTAGTGAAAAAATCTCGCAGAGAAAACTAGACAACATTGATAACGCTTTGGAGAACGTTTTCGGAAGCAGTAAGAGTCTATATGAATCGGCAATTTTCGCACCATTTATGACTTTGGAAAAAGACACGGGTCCTTTGGAGGAACGGAGCACAACTGAGGATTACCCCTTGGACCCAGATCGTTACCCTCGCTACATAATTAAAGACCTGCCTGCACGAAGAAACGGTATTCTCCGTAGGATGCCTGGGATTGGAGATGCGGGGAGATTTGCCGACTCGGATTTTAATTTGGGTTACGAGGCGTTTTTTACAGGACCGATAGCTGACCAGGGAATGAACATAACACCTGGTGGAGACTCCATGAGTACACCGCTTTTAAAAAACATTGCGGAGCAAGTAAACTCCGATAAGATTAATGACAGGCTTCAGCGCACAAGAGATCGGATTTATGGCGACTGGTTGTTGGAAGCGCAGCCTTTCCGTGTGGTAGGAAGAGAGTTGAGTGAACAAGATATAGCAACGCACTTGGAAGGCTCTAAAGGTTCCTATTGGAAGGAGCACTGGCTGGGGTTTTTTGATTCTGAAACAATGCAAGACCCGGAAATACAACTAAATGTGGACAGGGTGAAACAGGTGCAGCCTTTTATAGACCATCTTGTTTATCAAGAAAACGCGCCGTTTATTTTGGAGCAAGCACGCCCCTGGGCTATGGAAGAAATCCGAAGCGACCTGAACAGTGAGAACCTTGACGTTATGGTAGCTCCTGTTATTGAGGCGCTAATGAATCCTGATAAAACCCTTACAGATAAAAAGATTAAGAAACTAGAAGCAAAAGAAGAGACCGGAGACATACGACCAGAAAATATTGTTCCCGATGTTCCTCATCAAGGAACTTCATACGGTGCAAAAGGGGAGGTTGCGAAGGATTTGCTACACAGAGAAATCTACGAGCTGTTGATAACCTATCCAGACGCAAACGTCCTTGGTTTGCAACGCTGGGGAACATCGGGGTCTCCCGGATCCATGTATAAGGCTGCGCTTACTGAAGCCAAGAAGCTAGCCGCAGAAAACCCTTCGATTTCTATAGAGAAAATTGCTGAGTTTCCAATAACTCGGCAGGAAGGAAGTGAAAGGGTGAAAAGGATGCAAGAAATTTGGCTGCTTTTTGTGGGGGATGTAAGAGAAAATATTATTTTGGAAGGCGGCGTTGAAGGCATGAGAAAAGGTGGGGTAGTAAAGAAAGCAGTTAATCACACAATGAACTATGGAAACTACGGGCGACGAATCATCTAAAAGGGAAAAAGCTGCTTTATACTGGTATAGCCAAGGCTATCGAGAAAAGGCTTTACACCGCAAAGTCCAGGAGACAATGGAAGAAGGGGAGATTGTCTCTGAGGATTATATTACTTGTGCAAATGGCGTTTGTGATTAGCGTCGACACGACCAAGAAGTTCTTCATAGTTTCTAGGATCAGAAATTCCTTTTTGAATCCTGGGTAACAACCATTCTATGATCTTGAGGCGTCTTTTCATTTTTTCTTTTTTTTCTTTCATGTTCATAGTCCCATCGTCTGTGCTCGCATTATATAAGGGGCTGACACCACGAGACACAAACTGACGAACTGGGACCAAATCCGATAACTAATGGGTGTCAGCTGTTCAAAAGAGCCGCGTGTCTTTCCGGATCGTCCACGATCACGGCCCATTCATCGGCTACAGTAACCAAACAAGTGTTCATGTGTAGCTCGTCAAAGATTTTATAAGCAGTAAGGGCGGAAAGCTGGTCTGAATAAAAATGAATAATCAGTTTACCAGCGCCATTGGGCATTTCTCCCTTGTGTATTTCTGGCTCGAACTCTTCGGTATAGGTGCAGAGTGAGTGTGATAAAAAATCTGCGTCCTTTTTGTCGAAGTAAACTAAAGTCACCGGATTAGTATCCATGGGTAACCTCCTCGTAGGTTTCCGGGTAGTCCGGATCGCGACGTTCTAGTTCCCTTATAATTTTTTTAGGGGTTCTGGCCTTGAATCTTTCAATTCTGTCCTGGTTTGTTTCGTAGAGTTCTATCCAGTCAATTTGTTTCATAGTCATAGGTCTTCCTCCTTTATATGAGACATAAACCCTTTATTGTGGACTACTGCTATTAACTGCTCTGCTTTTGCTTTTTTCAGCACCATGCCCTCGTCTCCAAGATACTCACTGGGAATAAACGCACGCTGAAAGCCTCCTCCAAAAAGACCTCTAGCAAGGAACTCCTCTAGCTTTTCGTTCCTTAGCCTATGCGGTCCATTAGTTTTCTCAGCAAAAAGGATTTCTTTAAGCTCTTCTGTTGCGTCAAGGTCTAAGGTAATGGTAAGCCGCACCCAGTCGCGCTCTTTTGGTAATGCCTTTTCTTCAAAGGTTTCTACAAACTTTTCCAGTTTCCTATACATTTCTTCGTGTTCATGTGTTTCTTCCTGGCGAGCCTGCTCTTGTTCAATGGCTAAGTCACTTGTTTTCATTTTTTTCCCTCTTTTTCATTAATTAGGTGGTCCTATTGCCAATATCCTCCGAGATAGTTAGTTAGAGCTAAGAACATTGGCTATCGAACTAGGACCGGTATCCGTCTATCAACAAATAGGAGCCCTAACTAACTACCTGTAGTATACTCCACAGTAAAATAAAGTAAAGGGTTATTTTCATTACGTCGAGTTGGCGGTGGACCAAGGACCAGGGACAAATAGTCGATTTCTAGGAACTTACCTGTCGTTTCTAAGACTTTACCTGTCATTTCTAAGGGAAAAGGGTCAGTTTCTAAGGGAAAAGGGTCAGTTTCTCCACCGCACCTCAAAAACACGCAGAAGTTATGTAGAAGTTATGTAAAAACAGGGTTTTGGTGCCTCTGAAACCCTTTAAAATCAAGGTTTTTGTTTTCCTATATAGAGAACACTCACATCCCCTGAACCTGAGATTTTGAGATTTTTTAACCGACTAATACGAAAAAAATATCAAAAACAGAGGTGCGGAGGTGCGTTTTCCCTGAAAGCCTTTGTTTATAGGGGTTTTCACATAACCTGAGAGAGGTGCGTTTCAGGTTATGTAGGTTATGTGAAAAAAGACTTACTAAAACTTACTTTAAAAGATATAATTCACACATGCCCAAAGGAATATCAGGAAACATATCAGGCCGTAATGAAAAACATTTGACTCCGAAACAGGTGCGTTTTGCAAAAGAGTTTGTTTATAACGACGGTTCAAAAACACAAACAGAGTGCGCGATCACTGCTGGGTATGGTAAATCAAGTGCGCATGTCAGAGCTTCCGAGCTTTTAAATCCACAAAGATACCCGCTTGTCGTTCGATACATAAGAGAGCTCCAGGGGGAAATAGACAAAAAGTATGAGGTTACGTTCAGTAGGCACGTTAAAAAGCTTGCAGACATAAGAGACAAAGCCATAGATAAAGGAAACCTAACTGCTGCGGTTTCAGCAGAGGTTCAGAGAGGTAGGGCAGCGGGTCTTTATGTAGAAAGAAAAGAAGTGCGGACGGGCACCTTGGATTCTTTGAGTGAAATAGAAATCAAAAAGAGAATACAAAAACTATTGGGAGACTATAAGCCATTGTTGGAAGTCGAAGAAGCCCAGTTTACGGAATAGGATAATCTTCTTTCTGATCTCCTGGTAAACCTTTTTTAAATTCAGGAGTCATAGCAGCATCATATTCTTCCCAGACAAGATTTAAGTCCAGGACGTCGTTTAATTTATTATTAACTCTTGGGTAACTATCTACTGGACAGTCTAGGCAGAGTCGGTAGCTTTTCTTTGCTCCTTTTAAACCGATTTTAAGAAAAGGCAGTAGATCATGTAGTTGGTTTTGATTAAAAGCAGTTACTAGTTTGTTGGCCTGGTCGACTTCCAGATAAGTTTTATAATAAATCATTTTTTCTTCTCCTGTAAAATTTTTAATACTAATTTTTGATCTTCTTTAGACAGAGAATAGAAATAACCTAAAATATCTGTAATTTTTGAGGCATCCGATTTTTCCGGAGCCTTTCCCATTAGTCCTTTTCCATTTTTTCTATAGCTCCTGGAGAGCGTTTCTTTGCTTGTCTTAGTTTAGTAGTGCCTAAGTCCACTCCATGACCTTTTTCATCCACAACCCTATATTTTTTAGTTCTTGAATTTTGTAATATTCTATAGGTTCCTTTAACCATTATTTTTCTCCTGTATCAAGGGCTTTAGTTTTTGTTCATACCACTCAGCTTTTTCTAAGTCTTGAGCACCGTTTTTGTGTCTGAATCTCCAACGATATTTTAGCGAATTTCCTCTTAAATAACCTATAAATTCTTCGTGAGACAGCATGGCTTCGATTGCATCAATACATTCAATCTCTCCTGTGTTGTAATGTGGAGGATGGTTCACCATATCAGGAACTTTATTCATTTCTTTAAGACAGTTTCAATATAATTGTCTTTTTTCCCTGCTTTTTTAAACTCAGCTATTTCCTCTTTCAGTTTTTTGTTTTCTTTTCTGAAAAACTCAGCCATTTTTCTAAAATGTCTTGTTTCGATAGTTTCCAGTTGTCTCCATGCCTTACTGGTGCTATAGGTTTCTTTTGGTTTAGTCATTCCTCTGTAATATACGGTCTATTAATTTTCGTGTGAGATTACCATAAAACTCTTCATTGCTGTAGCCGTTACAGGAAGAGCAAACACGAAGTCGAACAGGTGTGCTCTTTTTGGTTTTTACTATTCTTGCAACAAAGTCGCCTTTTTCTCTTCCTTCCAGGCAACACTCACAAAAAGCTATTTTAATCGGGGGACTTTCCATTTATTTCGTTCATTAATTATCGCATCCTTTCTGTGCGGTAAGTCGTTCCATCTGTAGAATTTCTTTTCAGGCATATACCAAAACCACCCTTGATATTCGTGTTGGTCTAGGGGAATCTTCGAGGCAACATATTCCGGTTTATATTTTTCGTTCATTCCATTTCCTGATAATAAAAATAATTGGTGCTATAACAATACCTACAGTTGTCGCGATTAGTGCGAAAAGAAGAAAAACAACCATTTCCCACCATTTTGTAAAAATTGGTATTTCCATATCTACCCACCTTTCTTAGTTGATGGATAGATATTCTGTGGTCTTTCGTATTCTGGCTCGTCTTCGTAAACAATTATTCCATATTGTTTCAGTAAATCGGCAAGTTTGTCATCGCAATTCTCTCGTGCAAAATGAATCAAGTCTGTTTCTAGGGAGGAAGTATCTACAGACATTTTAAGACCCCACTTCTTTTAGTTTTGTTTTCTTCTTTTGTAGAAGCTCATTGAGTTCAAAGCCTCTGGTTAACATCGGCATGATAAGCACAAGACCGTGAGCAGACTGAAAAATGCAAGGGGAATCTGTTTTCCCAGCAACAAGCGTCATTTCTGGAAACTTTGGGTCTTCGTCTTTAAGCACAAAATCTTTAAGTTTAGCCAGGTATTGTGGACTAAAACTAATAGGCTTATTCATTTTCAAACCACTTTTAATTACTTTTTTCCAATTAGGAAAGTGCCCCTCAATAGCAGAGACAGGTTCGGCAAAAGGCTCTTCTTCCGTTATTCTAATTAGAAGCAGTTGTCTGTCCGTGATGTCTCCTAGTTCATCTCTTTCAACCGAGTCAAATAAATCAACTCTTTCGCTGTTGGTTTTTTTCAACTGTGTAAAAACTGGAAGCAGTCTTTTTGAGTTAGGCTGGTAGATGTTCAGGACGACGTTTTCAAAAGAATCACAGGGGATTGCTTCCGGATCTTGGTAGACACAAAGAATGTGGCCATTGGTAGCAACGATGTTGACTCCTCCTTCTTCTCTTCTTTCAATAAAGAGTCCGTTTAGGTAAGGCCTTATGTCATTTTTTCCGGCGAAAGCACAGGCTCGGCCCAGCATTTCTCCATTTAAGTTTTCAATATTATTCATAATAAACTCCCTTATATAATTAATTGATATTGTTACACAATTATATAGTATTTATCGCATACATGCAAGGTTTCTGGTATACTTTTCTTACTGTGGCAAAAAAAGAATCTCTGTTTTGGAAAAAGGTTAGAATGAATCTAAAATCATTTATTCTAGTCCGTATAGAATCGTGGACAAATCATGGGATTCCGGACGTTTTAGGTGTTTCTCCTGGTGGTGTTTACTTTACAGTGGAGCTCAAAGTAACCGAAAGTAATAAAGTTTCCTTTTCCCCACATCAAATCGCATACCACAAGCTAAGGGAAAATGCCCCGGCTTTTATCTTAGTCCAGGGGCTCTTGAAGAAGAACCCCAGAAAATATGGCATCTACCTTTTTTCTCCTTCCCAGGTGGAGTCGTTGGTCGTCCAGGGGCTAAAAACCCCGGCTCTTTTGTCCTTTGACCAGGGTTCTTGGTCCGAGTTTGAAGAAGCTTGGACCAAGGTCCTTGAATAACCTGTGGATATCCTGTGGACAACTGCTTGCTTGTCTTTTCTGACAAAAA